AATGATGGCTATTCCAATTCCTGGTCCTAAAAAGATTAAAGCAGGAGCACGTGCTGTAGGTGGAATTATCAAAGAGGGCGAAAAGTTCGTATCTAAGGTATACCGAAACATTGGACGATAATGGGTAAAGAACAGATAATTAAAAAACTCATTGATGAACTTGCTGCTGTTGCAAAGATGGAGGGCAAGGCTCGTACTGGCGCTGGAGTCAAAGGCGCAAACGGTGCAAATACTGCACAGCAAAAAGCCAACTTTGAAAAAGCAAAACAAAAGTTAATTGAGAAAGCCCGTGCTGAGCGAGAGGCTGCCAAGAAGGCAGACTATGAGCGTCTACAAAACAAGGGAGTTAACGTAGACGAAATTAAAAAGTCTGTTCAAGCAAACGCTGAAAAGGTTAAATCAAACAAGGAAGAAGTTATCTCTCAAAATAAGAGAACTCGTTATCCCAAAGAAGAACCAAATGCAGCAAATCGTTTTACATTTAAAACAGAAGGACAAACCACTGGTGGTCTAACTGAACGTCCATCACGTGTTATTGGACGACAGGGCGAAAACGCCCCTATTGCTCGTGCATCTGGAACACGCGAATCTACCGAAAGTCAAGTTCGTGGTTCGATGCAAAACCAACTTAATGCTTTAAGAAAGCAATGGACAAAGGCAACAACAGAAGCACAGAAGAATGCCATTGCTAAGAAAGCAGCAGAAATTAAAAAGAAATTAGGTAATTAAATTGTTATCAATTGAGCAAGTTGTAGCAAGAGTTGATTCTCTTCGTTCCCGTGCATCTGAGCGTGATTCCCGCCACCAAGATGTTTTGTCAGTTCGTAAGGGACAAATTGCTCGTGTATATCCAGATTTCTTCCCAGACGGAGTAGATGCAAATGTTGTTGCAAACTTTATCGACATTGTTGCCCGTGACCTTTCGGAGGTTATGGCGCCTCTTCCAGCAGTAAATTGTTCTGCTTCTAATCAGGTCTCTGACCGTGCCCGCACATTTGCTGATAAGCGCACACGTATTGCTTCAAATTATTTTGTTCACTCAGATTTACAGGTGCAAATGTACACAGGTGCCGACATGTACATCACCTATGGTTTCGTCCCTATTTGTATTGAATTGGACGAAGAAGCAGGGCTACCGCGTATTCGCATAGAAAACCCTTTGGGTGCTTACCCAGAGTTTGACCGCTATGGACGCTGTACCGCCTTCGCTAAAAGATACACACTCCCATTGGGAGAACTGGTTGCTCAGTTCCCTGAGTACGAAAGAGAACTATTAGGTCCTGATGGTTATCGTCAGAATCTTAATAGCATGTTGGAAATTGTTCGTTATTACGATAAGGACCAATATCTTATTTATGTTCCAACTCGTCACAACCTAGTACTCTCACAGGCAAAAAACCCAATCGGTAAAATGATGATGGTTGTTGCCCGCAGACCTACCATTGATGGTGAGTTGCGTGGACAGTTTGATGATGTACTTGGTATTCAGTTGCTTCGCAATCGGTTTGCATTACTTGCAATGGAAGCAGCAGAGAAGTCAGTCCAGTCACCAATTGTTGTTCCACAAGATGTTCAAGAAATGCAACTTGGCGGAGATGCAATTATCCGCACAGCCAATCCACAGGGTGTACGTCGTGTAGACCTAAACATTCCTGCTGGTGCATTTACAGAACAAACATTACTACAACAAGAATTACGAACTGGTACTCGCTATCCAGAATCTCGTACTGGAAATGTTGACGCCTCTATCATTACGGGACAAGGCGTTCAAGCACTTATGGGTGGATTTGATACTCAAGTCAAATCAGCACAAGCAATCTTTGCGTCAGCGCTTAAAGATGTTATTTCAATTTGTTTTGAAGTAGATGAAAAGATATTTAACTACGAAAAGACAATTCGTGGTGTAGATGCTGGTTCTCCATACAGCACAACATATACACCGTCAAAGGATATTAAGGCTGACTACTCAGCCGATGTTCGTTATGGAATGTTGGCTGGATTAAACCCAGCACAGGGACTTATCTTCATGTTGCAGGCATTGGGTGGCAAACTCATTAGCCGTGACATGGCAATGCGTGAACTTCCATTTGGAATTAACGTAACTCAAGAACAAGAAAAAATTGAAGTAGAAGAAATGCGTAATGCATTAGTATCTTCACTTCAAGCATCAGCACAGGCAATCCCACAAATGATTGCCCAAGGCGGGGACCCAACAAACATCGTAAAAAAAATTGCAGATGTTATTAAGAAGCGCCAAAAGGGCGCATCTATAGAAGATGCAATTGACGATGTGTTTGCTCCAGAATTACCTCCTGCTGGTGCACCTATGGTTGAGCAACCGTCCCCTGCTCCCGCCGCGCCAGCAGGAGGCGCTCTTCCTATGGGACCAGGTGCTGCTCAACCAGACCTACAAACACTTCTATCCAGTTTAACTTCTAGTGGTAAGGCAAGCGCAAGCGCAAGGACTTCAATTCGTAGATAACTTGTGAGGGGACTATGACTGCCATTATTGGTATACAAGGAAAAGGTTGGGCTGTTCTAGCAGCAGACTCAATGACAAGTTATAACGAAAAGCCTTACACGGCAAAGGGTTATGACAAGATAGTAAAAATTAATGAATACTTATTAGCAGTAGCAGGTGATGCCACTGCGGGTGATGTCCTTAATCATTTATGGCAACCACCAAAAGTAATTAAGACACAGGACCCAGACCGTTTTTTAATGGTTAAAGTTCTTCCGTCAATAAGACAAGTTCTTACTGAACAGGGGTATGACCCCAATCCAGCAAATAAAAAAGATGATGATTCTGGATGGGATGCACTACTTTGTTTTAACGGAAAGATATATCAGTTAACCGATGACTTTGGTTTTCTAAGGGATGATAGAAATCTTTACGGAATAGGTAGTGGTGGTGCAACTGCATTAGGTGCAATTGCAGCAATGGAGAGTGATTTAAAAACTCACACAAAAGCAGCCAGTGCAGCAAAGAAAGCAATTAACATTGCTATTCAATACAACGTATGGTGCGGTGGCAATGCAAATGTTAAAACTCAATTTACTAAGTAGGAGATAAAATGGCAGTAGGCGGATATCAACAACCAGAAAAGCCAGCAGTTATTTCTGGACCTGGCGCATTGTCTGCAAGAACTGATGGTTCTCCAACACAACCAGCAACTTATATTCCTGGTATGCCATGGGGACAGGGCGGACAAACCTATGCAAATCAAACTCAAGCATCAATGGCTGGTACTCCATTTCAAGCAGATGTTGCAGTACAGCCAGAAACTGTAAGCCGTACTCCAATTCGTCTTGATGCTCCAACAATGAAGCCAGATGAGCCAGGAACTGCAGGTATTGACCGCGGTGATGGAATTGGTTCCATTGCGATGATGGACCTACCTAAGCCACAGGCTACATTTAAGGACACATTAAATACACTACGCATGTTTGACGACTCTGGAGAAGCAGAAATAATTTGGGCTAAAGTTAACGGTGTAATGTAACGATGCCACAAATCATCAGTCCTGTTGTTGCGGAGGTTTCTCCCAACTTAGAGTTGGCAGCGCAAAGAGCAAACCTTACTCCTAGACAGCGCAACCATGTTGAGCAAATGTCTTGGACAGTTAAGAAGAATAAAGAACTTATTCGCATGCCAGTTGAGGACGCCAGAAAAGAATACGATGCGTTGGAACCAGACGCAAAAGAATCTTTAAAGTTCTTTTTCAAAGAAGCAGATTACATGAAGCCTACTCCTGGAGTTGGCGATAAACTTTGGGGAGCATTTAAGGGCGGATTAAAGTTTGCTGCAAGTCCATTGATTTATGGTTTAAAAGCAGCGGGTGAATATAACAGAGCAATCAATACTCCATATCTTGTTGCACGTCAAACAGCAGAGGGTGAGAGCATTTTTGACAAGAAGGTTTGGTCAGATGCTTGGAGTGGAAAAGATTTATACGACAGCAAAGCACTAGCAAGTGCAATCCAAACTTTTGGTAAGGGCAATGTTTTCGTAGCGCAAGGTCTGCTTGAAGGACTTCGTCCTGGAGAGATTCTTGAAAAATACGGCAAGATAGATGCAACCATTGCAGATGCAATTGAAAAAGCATTTAACGACCCAGATAACTTTAAGCAAGTTATGGATGCTACTCAGTATGCACAATTTAGCCCAGGTCGTGATATTGCTAGAAACATTTTTGGTACTGGTGTTTCTAAGAATGGAAGTCTTGGCGGAGATTACATCAGTGGTGGACAGAAGAATGTTTCTGGTGTTATAGATTTTATTTATCAAATTGCTATAGACCCATTGACATGGGTTACTGGTGGAACAAGCAAGGCTGCTACACGTGGTACTCAACTCCGTGAGATATTTGAGAAGACAGCCGCTGCAACTGGTTCAAACCATGCTGCTACACGTGTTGTATTCCAAGATGAAGGTGTTAAGAAACTTTGGGACAAAGTTCTTGGACCACGTCTAAAGAAATACGCCGAAACAGAAGGTGAACTAGAGAGAGGTTTAGTTCGCCGTGAAATTGGTAGGGCTGTTCCTGGCTACAATAACGATGATGCAATTGAGTTTCTTGCAAAAAATAAAGTTTTTGATTCTGCATCTGCAGAAAGAGTATTTGCAGAAGCAGATAACTTCCACTATCTACTATCTGGTCGTCTAGATGGTATTGGATACCACAGAAACGGTATTGTTACTGCACGTAGCCAGCGCCGTTTAACATCTGGTTTACTTAACTACCTAGATTCTGTATTTAACGCAACACCATTGGCTATCAAGCCAAAAATACTTGGTCGTGAACTGCCAGTTCCATCTGCTGCTGTTGAACGCGGAACACTTGCTGAGTCAGAAGCAATCCTTGGCAACATCTACAAAGGACTTTCTGCTGCTGGAGAGCGTATTGACCAAGCGCTAAATCCAAATTTGGCAGATGTTCTTGAACTTGATAAAGATATTAATAAGTTGCGCTACAAAGTCGGACGTTGGTTGGCTCGCAACCCAGCAGGTCAGAAGATTATTGTAGGTAAAGATGCTGCACTTACTGCAGATTCAGTTCGTCAAGTAGCACGTTTAGTATTTAGCCGTGATTATGCCGATGGTATTGTCCAGCACTTCCTAAAGTCATCAGAAGATGAGCGAGTTGTTGTATTAAGAAACCTATACGGAGCAGTAATGCTTCGTGCTGGTCTTGGTGGAACACCAGAAGGCAATGAAGTAATCAGAAAGACGCTAGAAAACACACTAAAAGAAACTGCAGGCTTTGGTTCTACAGTTGAAACTGTTATACCTAGCAAGTTTGCTGACATTTTGTCACCTTCAACCATTAAGGTTGAGAATAACGTAACAAAAATTAGGACTATGGGTCCACGTGTTCCTTCTCAGTTGTCTGCTGCGGTACGTCCACTGCCACTAGAAGAGATTATGCGTGCTTCTTTGGTAGCAAATAGCAAAAAAGATTTAGTTAGCGCCATTGGTGGTGCAACAAACTCTAAATTTGTTAAAGATTTTACTGACTTCTGGTCAGTCTTTACTCTGTTCCCACGGTTAGGTATTCGTTCAGCCATTGACGAAGGCTTTATGTACTACCTGACAGCCCCTGGCAAGGAACTACTTAAGTTTGTTAGTGGTATAGGCAATCAATTGGGACGTGCTGCCACTGTTTACACTGGTTCAAAAGACTCATATGACCCAGTAGTAGAACTTTATGCTAAAGCAACTGGCAAAAAGATTACTCCAGAACAATTAGGTCCAGCACAACGCTCTGAAATTATTGAATCAATGGCTAAAGCCGCATCAGAAAAGAGCGGTATACCTATAGACCCATCTGAATTGCGCCATTTAGATATCAATAAGACTATTGCTGAGGCTGCATTAAACGTATTTAATGAGGTCAAAGACCCACGAGAAAGACTCTACTTGGTGCAGGCAATGATTCACCATAGTGAAGTTCTTAACTCACTTGGCAGTTCTTTGATTGGTAGAACTGGTTTATCTGGCGGTTTAGATAAAGATATAGCCCAACACATGATTACTAACGATGAGTTTAGTAAGGCTATTAGAGACGTATCAGAGAAGTTTTTTAATAATGAAGAGATTATTAAGAGCGGTACCTTTGATAAGATTATTACACCTGCTGAACTTAAGAACATGGATGAATCCATTGCTGCCCTACCTATTTGGGATAACTTCTCACTACGTTTTGGCGGAGATTCATCATATGGAAAAGTTGAATATCCTAATAATGCTCGTGTAGCACCAGCACTTGCGTTCTTTAATAACAATTTCTTAAAGACTGACAAAGACTTTGAAGGTGCAGTTGACGATGTAATGCTTGGTCTTGGCATGATTAAATCAGCAGGACCAGATGTTAACTTCAAAGCACCTGAGATTCTTAACGTAAGAATGATGCAAAAGGGAGAACCACTCCCAGAGAATTCCGTCTATATTGGTAGGGCTAACAAGTCTTTCGGTTTACCTGGCAGCAAGTATGGCAATCCATTCCCACTTGAAGATGTAAACAATGACGCT